CATTGGTGCAATCAGCTGCGGTTTGGCCATGCGTCGTCCGGCCTCAGAGATTTCTGATCTAAGAGTGTTGTATTCCTTCTGCAACTGCGACAGGTCCACGATGGGGCTGTCAGCGTAGAAAGTTGCGGTGGGGATGTGCTCAAACTTTGTAAATGGGTACATGCCATGACCGTAAGGGAACCCGTCACGGTACACGCTGATAAGGATGTCATCAATACTGATGATGACACCGCCCTGTGGCAGTAGTTTGGTAGCGCCCGGCTTGACCCAGGTTTCGTACACCACCACGCTGTCAGGAGCTTTGGTCTGCCCCAAGTTTAGGTAAGCCTCATCTAAAATTTGGTTGGCGCTGGAAGTAGTAGGAGCCAACTTAATGCCGTTTAGTTCCTTAGCAAAGTAATACTCAGCCCATTCGACAGTTTTAGTGTAAGCGTTAATAACGAACGGCTGGTCTTCAATATCTTGCTCACGAATGTCGGGCACAAACAGGTGAAATGGTGTGACATGCCCATACTTAATGTCACCCATTTCACCCGATACTCTGTCCATGCAGTAGGGGTCCCAATGTGTTTTTAGGAAACCAGTACCAGTAACAATCGTCCACCAAATAGTGCGCGACATGTGCTGACGCAGTTTCTTGGACTCACTAATTGAAGTCCAGGCCTGCTCAGCAGCAAACGCGGCCCTCTGGTCCTCGTCCTCGCTCGAAGCAGGAATGGCCTGCGCGGTGGGGAATGACGAAAGCATCTTTGACATTTCCCACCGCACGTAGGACCGAATACGGTTAATGGTTTTACGCTGGTGGTAGTACGGCTTACGAGGCGTAAACAATTTATCGCGGTAATCTTCAGGGAAGTTACCACGAGTTTGCTCAACCCAGTGATGCCCATAAAACATCGCCATGTTGTTAAACCATTGCAGCTGCTTCTGGGTACGAGAAACTTTTGCTTTAGTCCACTCAGACTGCACCCAAGCAACTAGCTTGCGTGCTTCTTCGCTTTCACGGTATTTTTCAATGTTAATACCGTCCTCCGGTAATTTAATTACCGTAGAAGTTTGGGTCAACTCCAGTGAGTTCAACGAATAACTGTCTGGCGTCTTGGGCATCTAAGTCGTCTCCTGCTGCTAGATTGGGGTTTCTACTAGCGATTCTCTCAGCTTCAGCCTCGTCTGAGGGGTCATAGTCCTGGTAACCACTATAATCTAAAGTTTGATTCATCGCTTGAATTTGTTGAAACGCCAACGGGTCGCTTGACGCTACGAGAGCCTGAGCTTTTTCGTTCAACTTTGCCAGTGTCTGCACTGTCTTGTTGTGCTCCTGCATCTGCGCTTGCAGTGTCTGCGACTGCTGCTCCAGCAGCTGTGTCACTGCTTGTTGGTGCCACAGGTGTTGCAGCACCAGCAGTGTTAGCAGAATAACTGACAACACGCTCAACAAAATGATTGATAACATCCTTATTCATCTCCTCTAGGGCGTCGTGGTAGCCCCGGTCATACCATTCTTTTTTCTTTAGTTCGACAGAAATAGGTGGTGCTTCGTCGAATAGACCGGCTACTTGAGCCATTTCTCGGAGCGCATCTACAGAAATGTAAATCCGTCCTCGGTCAACTACGTGCAAACTAAGGTCAACGCCGGTATCAATAAATGGTCCGACACCTGTTTTAGTTATCCAGCACACGCCTGGTGACATGGCTGGGGCGTTCGTAAGAGTGAATCTACTCATTAGTAGTAATCTCCATATCCTGCGATGACGGTAGGTCCGTCCTCATCTAGTGCTCTATCTTCTACGAACTCGACATTGGGGTCGTCTCGCATTTTCAAAAGCAACTCCTCGTATCTTAGCGTAGTTGGGGGCTCTTCGTCACCTTTTTGTTCTGTAAACGGTTTTAAGTCAGGCCGCGTGGTAGCAAAATAGCGGGCACTATCAAAAGCGTGGTCGTCTTTTTTGTGCACAACTTCCTGCTTGTTTACCTCATACGCCATTTTGTCTGAACTGTATGTGGCCCACCGCAGTTTCTTTAACTCACGAATAAAATTGGTGCAGTTACGGGAAATAACCCATTTAGGCCTGTCGATTCCCCAACGTGTATCGTTGCGTCGACGGAAATAGGCTTGCATTTTTTCGATACCAACCATGACATCGTGGGGTATGCCCTCAACGTTCACGTAAACCCCGTGGAGCGCATATTCCTGAATGATGGATGTTCCAGTTATCCCGTTGCGTTGTCGCATGGCAGGGTCGCCCATACGCTCTATGGAGTCAGGTTTACGGCCCCAGCTAAGCTCCCGCTGCTTCACAACCTGTGCGTGCTCCGACACAATCATGTTTGACTGGTAGTGCTCCGCAAAAGTCACAATATCGCCATCCGGTGACACTGCATGCCACAACCAAGCTGTCGGGTTATTCAAACCATGGTCGACAGACGCATACACAGCCCAACTTTTGGGTACATCGCCTGGACCAAAATCTACAAGGTAACGTTCCAGGCTTTGAGCAAAGTCAGGAAACACAAGACCACTACGAGCAACAAACTCACCCTTTTCACGAATATCCCTCTCTTCCTTATTCATACCCATCATGTAAAAATTCATGTCATCCGAATCAGCCTCAATGTACGGGTTTTGTTCCGCCGACAGGGTAAACGTGTCAATATCAGGGGCCTTGCCCTCTTTCGCAGGCTCCCACAACAAGTCAAATGTCCAACCCATACCCTTCGTTGGGGTAGCCGCAATCACCCAAAAACCGTTGTAGTCAATTAGGCGCATCATGGACTCGTTAAAAATATGCTGAGGGGGCTCCTCGTCAAAGAATATTCCGTGACGAGGAACACCACCCAGCTTCATCATGTCCATACCCCAGGTCACAAAATCAATCGTTGACCCGTTGTCGAACGTCAGAATGTAGTTGGTTGCATCCCAACTCTTAGACCAATCACCATCCTTCAGATATGAGCGCGGAATCCACCTTTTCATTTTAGGCAAAATAATCTGCTCAATACCCTTAGCTACATCGACAACAACAAACCTCAGTTGAATAGGTCCAGAACCCCAAGAATCGGGTCTTTTAAGGTATGGATGAGTGTTTGTAGCCCACCAAATAGACTCGACCACTTCAGCGTCAGTCTTTCCTCCACGGTTACCTCCAGAAATAAAACGACCACGAGCAGATGATTTATGAAACCGGAGCTGTTCGGGGTAAGGCTTTTCACCATAGTTCAAAATATTCGGTTTGTGAATACTTTGGTCCAGCTCACTAATAGCAAGCTGTAACAACTCCGCCGGAGTTGGCTGTCTAGGCTTAGTAGGCATTAGGCAGTGGAGTTGTCAGTGGCCCCAAGTTTTACCAAAATTGCGTTAACCGACAAACGCCAAGCATCCGTAGCCCTAGAACCAGAAATAGTTTCACCCTCTAACAACAACGCCGAGTCACCACCGTCATGTTTGTGGTTACCCGGAGACGCCTGTGTCGGAGACGGACCCAACGTGTGGTGCTGAGACTCCGCCCTAGCATCCAAGTCACTGTTCTCATGGAAATCATCTACAACCTGTGATGGCGGTTTTGGGTTCTCATCACGAGCAAAAGAACCCACGTTATCGTCAGACGACAGCATAGACATGGTTTCCTCCTAAATACTTCTCATTGTACTCGTGGCCTCGCTTTTAGCGCCACGCATCCACTTACCACAATCTTGACACTGGAATTTACGGTATTTGCCTGTAGACAAAACCTCAAACCCGCGAGACTGCAGATGCGTAGACCCACAAGTAAGACACCCGTTAGATACATCGTCAGTAATGGCACGGTTTGGGTGGTTGTGAATCCACGGCCTAAACTTCTCATACATGCCCACCAGCAGGTCAACATCCTGAATCTGGTACTTTTTCATCTCACGCCAAGCCTTATCGTCGCCAGCCATACACTTGACCCACAACTCAAACCCGCTGTGCTTAACCTTCTCGCCAATACCAAGCTTCTGGGCCACATAATCCAGTTTGTTAGACGGAAACTTAAACCGCTTCTTAGCTACACGCATCAAATCAATATCCT